CCTATGAGCACTTCTCCTGGATATGGAGAGAACGAATGGGTGTTGCATACGAATGGTAAACCTGGTAAAACTAGTTTATTTACACAAAATAAAGAAACTCAAAAGTGGACCCCTCACGAGCCTGTTCTTAGGGCTTTTGATGAGATGGAGCGTGGGTACCTCGGTAGAGGTGAACCTAAAATTCCAATTGTGATGGATATAATGAAGGATGAGTTGCGTCCACTGCATAAAGTTGACAAACCTCGTCTGTTTAATCCATCGCCTGTTGAGAATACGATGTTATTTCGTAAGTATTTTGGTGCTTATGTGGAGAATGAAATGCGACTACACAATACTAGATCTAGTAAAGTCGGAATTAATCCACATGATCACCGAGAGTGGTTAGCTCTCACACGAATGCTTATGAAATTTGCTCTCGATCCAAAGAATGTGAAACTCTTTGGAGGCGATATATCTCAACTTGACGCTTCACAACCACCATTACTTGGCACAGCATTTGCAGACCGGGTGACAGCCTGGTATGGAGACAACTTCGGAGAATTGAGACGAGCTATGATGTTAGATGTAGTTAATGCCGCCCATATTCTTGGGGACATGATTTTCACATTATCTGCTGGTAATACCAGTGGAAATTTTGTGACCACTATGTTTAACAACTTCTCTGTTGAATTCATTTTGCGTGTAGCCCTTCTTTTGGCACACCCAGAAAAATCCGTCGTTGAACTCATGCGTGCTTTTTTGCTTGCCGTGTTTGGTGATGACCACCTTGGCCCTATTTCTCCAGAATGGCCAAAATTCACTATGACTTTCATTGCTGAAGTCTTTCTTTTGTTTGGTATGATATATACTGATACGAAGAAGACTGGAATTGTGCCTGAATCTATGACTTTAGATGAGGCTGAATTTCTCAAGCGATCATTTCGATTTGAGGGAGGATATGTTTTTGCCCCTTTACCCAAGACAGTCATTGAAAACATGACTAATTGGGTTACGAAAACAGTACAAGGTCCAGATGGAACTCGTGTGAATTGTGAAAATGCTTTGCGGGAAGCTTTTCACCATGGAGAGGGTTATTTTGAGGATTTGAAAGAACGTATCAACCGAGCTTTGATGGAAGTCGGGATTCAACCAGTTCGTATGGCGTTTTTGAATTGTTTCGCAGATTATGAAAAAGTCACGTTTGGTGACATTCCTTGGGACCAATCAGGTACCCTGGAACATAATCGAGAAATAACCAATCCTCCTGAGAAAATTGAAGCTTTGACCTCATTCGGTGACAACACAGGATCTTCTGATCCTTCTGTTGAAGAAAAAATGAACGTTTCTAAAATCCATAGAAATACGGACCCTTACCCAAAACAGGGTCTACAACAAGTGCTTGAGCGTATATATCCTATTGCCAATTTGATATGGAGTGGAAGTTCAGCTAGTGGTTCTCTTCTTGCGAACTACTCGTTTCCAAATGATCTGTATAATATACCTCGTATACATACAGCTCTTGAGACTTTTCAATACCTG